CCATTCTTATATCGAAAGCGCCATCGATATTTCATTGAGTTGCCTCGAAGATAACCTATGTATTCTTCAATAGATAACATAGCTTCAATGGCATCTATACATTCAGTCTGCCCCTGATTGTAGTGGGCTGGATGGTTCACATTATTATATTCTTCCAGGCCATCAGTTTGAAGCTTATTAAATTTTCTGGCAGCATCATCCCATTCCTCTGGGGTTGCATCATTAATACTAATCATATTTTCTCCTTAAGTGTTCTTCACTTTTGCGATAAGTCTCATCTATCCAACTACTCGGTAGGCTCTCCTCAGAGAACCATCTAAATTTATTGCCCCAGGCCCACTCCCCATGAGATCTTTTGGTCCCGTCTTTGCGACGCTTTGCTTGTGGCATCGCTGCATTGGGGTTAGCGAATAAAAAGACTAGCTCCATGCTTTCGGGTAATATCTTTTTTATCCAGACATATTTATTATATTCTTGATAGTCCCAAAACCTCCCTTTGGATTCCAGTAAAATTGTTTTACCATCAATCTCCTTAATAAAGTCAGGGTGATATTTATGCTCAACGATATAATCTACAGTATCTCCATGATGCTGCCACTCTTTGAGTAAGCCGCTGTGTAAAATGTATTCCCAATTTGAATCATATCCTTTAATAAGGTCTTTCTCAATAGGCCGTTTTACTCGCTTCTTTCTATATCCTTTCTTAGTAGGCATCAGCAGCACTCATAATATCTTGTAATGAAATATCAGAAATATTTATATTTTTATTCTTCCTTTTAATAAGTTTAATATATTTCTTTATCCACTTAGGAGAATAAGCACTTAGACTTAGGCGCTGATTGGCATAGAAATGTGTTTGATCAGGGATAAACTGAAGGATATTACCTGTATTTATTTTAGCTGCCTCTTCTTCAGATAATAGAGACTGGAGCCAGCCCACTAAAAGTTTCTTTGAGTGTCTATTTATCTCCTTCATGGTTTTTTGATTCATAATACTTCCTCTACTCGTGGGGCAGCTACAACTTTAGTAAAATATACTGGACCTCTAGCGTACTTAAAAGTTCGTAGGCCCTTTCCATTATTAGAATCCTTGTGGCACTTAAACTTAAAATCACAATAGAAGCACTGCCGAGGGAGTTTTAAATTACCTTTCTTGCCTTCTTTGACAGGAGTATAGCACAGCTCAGGGGGTTTATCAAGAGAGAGTTCAGTTTTTAACTCCTTTATTCTTGCTTTAATATTCGGTTTATCTAAGTCTTCGGGTTGATAAAGGCACAGCTCTCCGCTCTCTTTTGATATAACTAAAAAGCCTCCGTTGTCAGTCCCCTCAGATTCCTCATAGGATGCAAGCTGTGCAATATAGCCAAATGGATCATCTTCTGCAACACTGCCATTCTCGAATTTATTAAATGACATACGGGATGCTGTCTTAACATCGACTACTTCACCATCAATCTTGCAATCTATATGGCCCTTTATACCAGCAACAGAGACTTCTTTCTGCTCATCAGTAACTGAGTGTCCAGATAATCGAGCAAGCATAAGAACAACTTCTTCAAGAAGATGCCCATACAAAAAGCGAATTAGAAGGGAAGGCTCTAAAGTTACTTCTTTACCATACTGTTTTTCAAACCATAATTGTCTTGAGGGCCTACCTAAATTTGACATTCTTATATTAAAAGAAGCGTTACGTTCCGAGGGCCTAGCCCACTGACGCAGTGCTTCTTTTATCTTCTCTCCAGTACTTTCTATTTCTTCATCAGTAATGTCTAATGGTTTATTTCTAGAAAGAGGTTCGAGACTAGTGTATATATCATCTACTAGTGTATCTAAATTCTTCATTATTCTTTGTGCTCCACAAATCTAAGTTTTCGGGTGCCGGGTATAAACAATAAAATTTTAACGCCAAGAGCTACTTGTTCGGCTGTTCTAGTATTCCGACTGGTGCCTGGACCGGGACGGCGTTTATCTCGCACCGCAGTTTTTACATCTATTAAAGTTATCTCGCCCTTTTTATCCACAGCAATCATATCAACAGAGCCACTACCGCCTGCGTTTTTAAATACTTCGTAGCCATTATCCCATAGCCAAGTTACAGCATAGTACTCTGCTAAGTCTCCCTTCCTGGTCGGGCTTGCCTCCCTTTCTTGGTCGCTGCTCATTGGTTCATTAGTGTGTTTCACTCCAGTTATCTCCTATTTTATATTCCCCGTCTAGGGGGCAGTTAAGATTTAAATTTGTGCCTGCCTCTATTATTGATTTGACACCATATGCGCCTACAGTATCAGTTAAAGAATCTTTCGCTTCGACCTGCCATTCGTCATGCACATTCGCTACAACGTGTGCACTTAAATTGTGACCATTAACATATATTCTAAATATATCTAAAGCTTCTTTCATTACTATGGCACCAGCACTTTGTAATAAACTATTTAAGGCTGAGTGTTCTGATCTGATTGATATTTTCCTGCCGTCTAACCCTTTGAGGTATCCTCTTGACGAAGCTCTTGATACCTTATTTCTAAGAGATGCAAATGCTGGTAGACTAGAGAAGAAATGTTCTCTAAGTTCTCTACCATCTTTTTTGTTTCCGCCAACCACTGTCCCAAGTTTTGCATCTCCTGCTCCGTATATGAGGGCATATATGAAAGTCTTCGCCTGATCTCTTGATTTAAGTCCTGCATTGTGTTGGTTAGATGTGTGTATGTCTCCGTTGAGTATTTCATTTGTAAATTCTTCATCTCCCATATAGTGCGCAAGCATTCTTAATTCAAGGCCGCTCGCATCAATACCAATTAATTTATATCCTTGAGGGACTGTCCAACAAGCTCTACACTCTTCGCCATATGCAGACTTAACACTAGGTATCTGTGCCATATTAGGATTAGAGTGTGTCATGCGGCCAGTAATAGTCCCATTGGGATTAACAAAACCACGTACTCTTCCATCATCTTGAACCTCTTCTAACCAAGATCTTACTTGAGCAATGCGTTTCTGTAGCATTAGATATTCAGCAATAAGCTGTGCTTGTGGTATATCTTTTATCTTATTTAATGTTCCTTCATCAACTATGGGTTGACCAGTAGGCGTGAATTTCTTTGGCCTCCATCCGAAGTCTTGAAGATATTGCCCAATCTGCTTTCTAGAACCTAAATTAAATTCCGTTTCGATCACCCGTTCAATCTTATTACTTTGTTTTATTTCTTCATGTTCTTCTGAAGACAGCCTGAATTTCTTGCCTAGCTCTCTTGATTTTGCAAGCTTAGAAATACTACCGCCTGCAGTATGTATAGCTCGCAGAACGTAGGTTTGTTTGTGCGGCTTGAATTCTTTGTGGACTTCTTTCTCTAGCTCAAGAAGCCTCTCTTGTAGTTGAGCCATTAGCATTGAAGCTTTCTGCTCATCAATAAGAAAGCCATGTTCTCGTTGCTCGGCTAAGGCCCAAGCCATAGAGTGTTCAAGAGATACCGACTTACTAGAAAATCCTCTGCTTTCTTTCTTTAAGCGTTCGTACACTTTAAATGTAAGCATCACATCGTTCTCACAGTAAGGGAGCATTTCTTCTGAGAACTCATCGAAGGCAGTAAATTCAATTTTATTAAAGCCTAAGCGATAGCCCCACGATGCGAGACTATGATTACCTTCTCGCGTAGGATTAAATAATCGTGAAAGAACTAGGGTATCGGATATTTGTTTAGTCCCAAGATCAGTGCCAGTCAACTTCTTTATAACTGGTATGTCAAAGCCAATTATATTATGGCCTATTAATTTATCAGCACCATCTAGAAAGGCTATGCCCTCATCAATTTCTTCTGGCCCATAAACATACATCTTCTCCTTATCAATATCATAAGCAGCAACGCACCATATTTTAGTAGCATCTAAAGCATCTGTTTCAATATCAAATACTAAATTTACCATGCGATACTCTCCTCCTCTGCGTTGAATTCATCTGGATCGAGGCTAACTTCAGATAACCTTCCTGTCTCGCTATCGTATAG